ATTTGCGTAATAACACCCCTAAGTCTCCGGAGGTTAGATTGTTTTTGTTTACCAAGTTGTCCGAGACACAACCTATATCTGAATTAGAGTTACCCGCTTTTGTAAAGAAGCACCCGAATGCAAGGACTTTATTTTTAATGAAAACATTTATAGTCAAGCAAGCCAATTTTGTTTTCCAGAGATATATTAGTGTAATGACTAATAAGGAATCAACTGTCGGAGAGAGAGCAATAGCCGCTAAAGATTTAGGTGCATTGCTAATGTTCTTTTTGTTAATCGGTATTCCTATTGATGCATTGAAAGACTTGTTAGCCGGACGCGATATGTATCCGAAGGATTACTTCTTTAATAGTTTGTTTAGAATATTTGGTATAAGTAAATATAATTCATACCAGTTTCAAAGAAGTCCAACTGAGTTTGCTTTCAGTTACGTAAGTCCGGTAGCTATTCAACTTCCGTTTGATATTATGGGTCAAATGCTAGCGATAGTAAATGAAAAAACTATGGCGGATCCGGACAGATTACTTACACCTTTACCATTCTCGGATCTATGGTACTACAGATACGGACCGGGTGTTGAGTCACAAAAAAGAAAAAGGTACAGAAAGTTGACGGATAAAGACGAACGTCCGGTAGACATACGTGAGTTGTTGAACTTATAAAAAAACCCAGCCCTTTAAAAATTCAGAAAAAAAGGACTGGGCTTTAACCATTCATACGTACAACACACAGTACATAACTATAACATAACTGAACCTAACCAGTTAAATCTACTACCTCTGCGTCCTCGACGTACACGAATCCTACTGGTTTAGTAATCATCACTCCGTTTCGGTGAGGGTTATCAGTAAGTTCCGTAGCACTAGGAACTTTTTTCTGATGGAATTGAAAGTCATATTGGTTTCTTACTAAGTGAGATATGTTCCAGACGTATGCTGTCCCGTTGTTTTCTATAAGGAAAAGGAAATCTTTCTTTAGACTCTCGGCTATATTTATATTGGTGTCAACCTTTAATTGCTCTATGATCCAAGGATTCCAACTGTCCTTCCTTGATTTGAATTCAAACAAGTAGCTGTTGTTCTCGTAGTCATATGGTGAGTGTTCATCGTCAGCCTTAATAAGCTTACCCATCTTGGGGTAAGCCTTCATAAGACCTTCTGCAATTTCCGGCTCCGTCATCTGTATGCGGGCTCGTTAATTGTTGTAGTCAAAACTATATTCAATAAGGTTTTGATTCTTTTCTTGAGTAGCTTTTCTTTCTTCATAGCTACCTTAGTTCTTTTGATAGCACACGTGACGCTCGATCTTTCTCGGCCTCCTATCTTTGCTATCTCGTGGTGGCTCTTGCCGGTTTCTTCTAGTAAGTAGAAGTAAACGTCCCTAGCTTTTGCTACTGATCGTCTGCCTCTGCCTTGTTGCTGTACGTGGGTAGGATCTACCTCAAACATTTGAGCAACGTAATTTAATATATATCTTGAGTTCATAATTGTTATTGGAATCTGCCTAGGCAGTGATAGAATTTAAGATACCCGCCTACACCACGCTCACCTTCACGGTTCTTAGCTATGGTGTATTGGAGATCTGTGTAAGGGCCCTTGGAGTCAGAGGATTTAGCACCCTCGATGTCCCCGTTCTTGGGCCATAGTAAAAGAACAATGTCTGCATCGTTCTCGATGTCACCGGAATCCTTGAGGTCATATAAGCTAAGGCCGGTCTCTCTCTTAGCTCCCTCTCTGTTTACTTGTGATAGAAGTATGACACTTATGTTTAGTTCAAGGGCCATCTGTTTTATCTTGTGAGATATATCAGCTATACCCTCGGCCTTACTGTTAGCCTTACGTGACCACGGTATTAACTGCAAGTAATCAATAAGTACTAGCTTTACCCCGTGCTTCTTAACGAAGGTTCTTGTTTGGCTGACCATATCTTGCGGGCTGTTGGCTGTGTGTGCGGTGTATATAGGCAAGTTACTTATCTCATCTATTGCATCATTAACCTTTTGCATATTAGCATCAGTTATCACACGCTCTTGTATCTGCCTCACATTGCGTCCAGAAACGCATTGCACCATACGTTTGGTGATCTGCTTCTGTGGCATCTCCAAAGAGAATATAAGGGTAGGTACAGCGTCATTACGGACGGCCTTCAAGGCTATGAATAATGCTAGTGCTGACTTACCACAAGACGTGGGAGCTGACAGCGTTAGTACTTCTCCGGCCCCGATACCACCACTACCCAACATACTGTCGAGCTGAGGTAGATGAGTCCGGACTACGTCATTGGTGAACTCACCGTTGAGCATTTGAGTGAAGTCCTCTTTTAACTCATTGGCCGAATCCTTAATGGATTGGCTTTGGTCTAGGACTTCCATCACCTTGCCGAGCTGATCGTCCACATCCGCTTTGATTGCGTCGGACTTGGCAGTTTCGGTCGATGCATTCTCTGCACCCATTAGGTATGTTTTTCTTAGTGTTCGTAGCTTTGACTTCTCTAGTACTAAGTCAGTATAGTATTTCATTTGAAGTCCCGACGCTGAACGTCCGAGCACTTCCATAATACCACTGACCCCGTTAACTTCTTCAAGGCACTCGATGGACTTGAGGTGCTCCATAATGGATACCTCATCTATCGGGGTTTGTGTTTCGCTTAAGTGAGCTATTGATTGAAACAATAACCTATTACTTAAGTAGTAAAAATCCTCTCCGTTTATCCGGGAGGCAATGCCATCGTATGCTTGGGAATCCCCTTCGATACATAGGCACGATATTAATTTTTCTTCGGCTTCTCTGTTATTCGGTTCGGCTAAGTCTATCATTCTCTTCTTCGAGTTGCTTAGTCAAACTTCTTAAACACTGTCCGAGGAATCTAAAACGATCTCGGTTTCCTCTGCCGATTTCGTTTGTTTCTATTGCGTTGTACGCATTGAGTGATACTTCAGTTGCTTCGTGTATTGTGTTTAACATAATGGTTTTAATTTATATAGGATGATAGACTTCCTTCCACGTTATTGTGGAGGGAAGATTCTACCACACCCTACTGTTATTTTTTAGAGCGTTCGAGCATCCCTATGGCTATCAACGAGTAACCAATTAGATCTCGAAATATATCACGAGGTTTATCGCCATCAGAATTTACTGACAGCCGTCCGTCTCGGGTGAATGCCTTAAGTCTTTGGAACTTATCTTGCATCCGGAGGGATAGGCCGACGAGTGGATCAATCCCGAACTCAGTACTGCCGTCGAAGTTCTCGAACGGGTTGGAGCACTTGTCTCCACCCGTGTAGTCCGAGTTCTTATTGCCAGTGAGTTCAAGGATTTCCTTTACTTCTTCGTATCGGAATTTATCCCACCACTCTTTGTCGAACTCCGTCATTTAGAACGGATCGTTGTCGTTAACGTCAACCGGGGCCGGAGCTTTAGGCTTAGTGGCTTCCTTTAGATCAACTGCTAAAGAGATGAATGGTACGTCCTTTGAGGATACCTTCTTCCATCCCTTGATGTAGTACTCCTTGCCGTCTACTTCTATGTTTCCACGGAAGTCCGGGTGAGTTTCTTTTTCCTTGCGGTCATTCTTGAATAGAACTCCGCGGTTATTATTATCGTATTGGTTCATAATTAAAACAAGTCTTCTTTAGTTTTTGGTTGTGGCTTAGGTTTGTCTTTGCCGTGAGTGTTGGTAGCATCAGCGTCCTTCGTATCATCGATACAGAAGAGGCCGTTGAGTGCGTACTTGCGTGCGTATGAGCTAGCGGATCCGGTGATCTGTGCATCGTCCATACCCTTCTTTGTCTCAGCTTCTCTAGCGAATGCACTTACCTCTGCTATCACATCGGTGTCGCACAGCATCGCGGTTGCTTTGACGTAGACTCTACCACCTACAGCGACGATGTCATCGCTGAGTGTTAGGTCGCATTTATATTTCCTTAGGAGAGGCTTTACTGCTTCGAGTATATCCTCTGCGGAGCGATAAGAGTACCCTCCGAATTTGTTTGTCTGACCCTTTGGAGCTTTTAGTTCCGTCTGAATCGACATTAGTTTTTGTGGTTGTGTTTCTGTTGTCATAAAAATCTTTTACCAATTGTTTGAATAGTTTTACCCGAGCCTTAACATTAATGCAAGCATCAACTTCACTGTTAGTTGACCCCAAGACAACCAATAAGAAACATTGATCATCCTTTAGTAAATTATTTTTGAACCGGCTTGTCAATTGATTAAGTCCAACCGGGTGAAGTAAATCAGATCCGGGCTGTCTCAAATAAGTAGCGATGTTCTCAAGCACAGTAGGTAAATGTTTGGGATCACCCTTACACATCGTCGTAAATATATTCTCGATCTTACCTATCAATGTGTTGGCTTGCCGACTTATCACACCGCGGATCTCTCCGCTCTTGTGGTCGTGGTCAACTACCCAATCTTCTGTCTCTCTGTTTAACACGGGGCATTCCTCGGGGGTATTATTTTTTCTCCACTTTGCTAGTTTGTTTTGAGGTACGTACATTTTGTTTTCTTGTTTTGCTCCAATCTATCTCGTCATAATTTTCATCATATGCTTTTTGATTGTAGCCTTTCTTTGGTTGCATTCCTTTACCCATTAGATTTCATTAACCTCCAATATTTGTATGACCGCACCCTTCTTAGTCCGGCCTCTACCTTGTTTGTCCGGTTTAATAACTGACAGCTTACGGATCGCATCATCCTTTGTATTGCCCCACTTGTGAGTATAGCCACGATAATCAGTAGGCATATCAAAGTGTCTGTATAATATCTCATATTGATTCATAACTGTATAATACAATGAACCCCGTTCCCGAATTTATGCTAAGGACATTGTAGTCAATCCACTCAATGGCTTCGTCGACAGTCATATCGTCATCAGCTACAAAGCATTCGATCATTCTGTTGTAGTCATAGACTAAGTACCCGTCGTGACTTGTGCCGACTACGGCGTAGTCAAGTCCTTCAAACTGTATGGCATTGTCTGCGTGTACTCCCTCTAAGTATTCTTCTAAGTTTATATTGTCCATATTATTTTTTCATTCGTTTGTTCCAGAATAATTTACTGGCGTGTTTAAAATTTTGTATACCTATCTTCATCTCAGCTTCGCTCCACTCCTTGTGGTAGTGCTTCTTGGTATCGCAGTCAATACATACTGTAATGCACCGAGGTAAGTAATCTAGACCGGCCTCCTTCATTACCATATAGGATTCAATAGCTAGCTGTTCGCAGTCCTTCGGATAAGTCTTAGCCTTGCCCTTGGTATTAGTTCTGCATTTGTAGTCAGCAAGGAATAACTTATCGTCCTCGTCGTATCCCATAAAGTCTATGGATCCGGCTGTCTTGATTGTGTGAGAACTTACTATGTACTCACAGCACAATGGCTTGGTGCCACTCTCTTCTATCCATTCAAGGAAAGGTTCAGCCCACTCATCGTAAGGGTTTCTGTCCGGCTGTATGTCATAGATTAATTCGCCTACCATTTCCTCTATGCATTTGTGTACGGCAGTACCGAACTCGGATGACCCGATCGTGTTGCCGGTAGTAGGATGCTCACGTGTGCCGTAGACTAGTGTCTCGATGTCCCGCCACATTAGGTTCGGGTGCTTGCGTGCGAGGTCTACCATCATCCTCGGTTTGTAAATTGAATCCAAGAAGTCATCCTTTATTATCCCGAGTATAGTAGTAACGGAAGGGTATGTCTTGGTGTTGTGTTTCCTAGCTTGAGCGGGTGTCGTAACATCCTCTACAAAGCTAGCCTCTTTTGTGCAGTCATAGAAGTGAGCCATTCACAAGTTATGAACGGCTCACCCTACGCTGTCAACCATTTATTATTATTATAATTGTTCGTCACTTGCCGGTGGCTCGATAGTTGTAATGCTTAACTGCTTTACCCTATCCGTGATGAGCCGGATCCTATTTAAGTCCGAACCTAAATCAGTAAGTTTGTCTACCCAATATTCTTTGCCACCGAAGTCAGCGTCAGTTGCCATCTCTATTACTGCCTCGGTTATCTCTTTGTTGATGACATCTTGCCGTGACCATAGTGCCGACAGCAGTGCTATCTTTTCATCGTAAGTATTTATTTTAAGTATCATTGTATTATCCTCGCGGGTTGGTTTTAGTTATGTGTATTACTTGAACACGACCCTCGGTCTGTACCTCTAGATCGTGGAGTTGAGCCATCATATCTATGTGGCTAGGCATTGATGCTTGCTCAATCTCGTCGAGCATTGAATACCATTCGTCTATGTTTTCTACTTGTTTCATAATATATACTCTTTATCTTTATTTAGTTTTTTTACTTCTTCTTGTTGTAGTTTCTCTATTATATTTTCTAAACAATCAACGATTGTTGTGATAGTCCCATCGTTATCCTTAAGCTTGATTAGTATATGGTTTAATAGCTTTCTGTGTATATCGTATAAATCACAGATGCAGTCTTGTATATCATTTGGTTTCATTTATTCTTCCTCCTTATCTATAATGTTATCTTGTA